ATTTATATTAGTCAAATAGAAAAAATTACGTTTTATATTTATATATTTTATATTTATATATTTTATATATATATATTTTATATATGGCAACTTTTCAAAAAATAGTCCTTTATTCTGCTATCATAATATTAATTATTACTTTAGTAATTATAGGTATGGCATTATCAAATGCTTCTTCTTCGCAAACATGGCCCCCTATGGTGACTCAATGTCCCGATTATTGGATTGTGGATGGGTCTGGTATTTGTGTAAACACCCAAGATTTAGGAACATGTTCTCCATCAGGAAACGATAAACACTTACAAATGGATTTCAGCACATCTGATTATACAGGTTCGCAAGGCCCATGTAATAAATATACTTGGGCTACCAACTGCGGCGTAACTTGGGATGGTATTACATATGGAGTAACAAATCCATGTCAATCGACTTCCTAAGTAATAGAAGGGAAAAAGGTGTAAAATTATAAATATAATATATAGTTATATCTATAATGGCAAATAGAAACAATAATGATACACATATAAACAATGATACCATTATAAACAAAATCAATCATTTACCTCTGGAAATAATAAATATAATAAAGGAATTTGTCCAAAAAATCGCGTTGGTTTTTACGAATAGAGCGAATTATGTTTTATACCATTCATTATTAGCACAGTCTATTACAAACTATGAAAATTATATAAGAGATACCATTCGACGAGATAATGATTTTGTATTCATTATGATTCTTAGAGAGAATTATAAGAAATGGTATGAAATGAAAAAATATAGATATAAAAATATGATTTTCAACAATTATTTATATTTTATCATTCAATTTTGTATAGAAAATGACTCTAATAATTGTAGCAATGTTATTCATAATTTTTTACGAGAACATGGATTAGGTAAAAATCTACATAAAAAGAATGTTGTTAAATATATAAGATGGAAAAATTAAATATGAATGATATTCTCAATAGAAATTATATAGTCGCAAATATCAAAAATATATTACATGAATTTGAAATTAATAAAAATAACGTGCTTTATAAAAAAGGTATATATATATATGGTGAACCTGGAACAGGGAAAACGACCTTTATCACAAATATTTTAAAAGAACTGGATTATGATATTGTTAAATATGATGCAGGTGATATACGGAATACTTCTGTCATTGAAGATATAACCCGACACAATATGTCCGATAAAAATATAATGAGTTTATTTAATAAAAAAGTGCGTAAAATTTCTATCATTATGGACGAAATTGATGGCATGAATAATGGTGATAAGGGAGGTATAAATACTTTGATTAAACTGATACGACCGAAAAAGACAAAAAAACAAAAACTAGAAGAAGTTACTGTAAACCCTATTATATGTATCGGTAATTACAAAGTTGATAAAAAAATTAAAGAATTGATGAAAGTTTGCAATACTATAGAATTAAAAACACCAAATTCATTACAAATAACAAGTATCGTCAATTCATTAATGCCAAATGTAAGTGAAGAAATTAGGATGAAAATTAGTAATTACGTTCAAGGTGATTTGAGAAAGTTAAATAATATTTATACATTGAATAAAAACAAACCCGAAATATTTACGAACAACATAATTGATAATATACTACAGATTAAATCTTATAGTGATGATACGAAAAAAATAACTCATAAATTAATTAATAGTAGTTATCATTTGAGCGAACATAATAGTATTATGAACGAAACTGATAGAACGAGTGTTGGTCTATTATGGCATGAAAATATTATTGATGTTATTGACAAAATCGATAAAAAACAGTCTATACCCTTTTATATTCATCAACTCAATAATATATGTTTTGCTGATTATATTGATAGAATTACATTTCAGAAACAAATCTGGCAATTTAACGAAATGAGCTCATTGATTAAAACATTTAAAAATAACAAAATGTATCACGAGTTTTCAAAAAACAACAAAGGTCTTAAGGGTAAACAATGTAATTTGGACGAAATTAGATTTACGAAAGTATTAACCAAATATTCGACAGAATATAATAATTCACTTTTCATACAGAAGTTATGTCAGAAATTAGGAATGGATAAAAAAGATTTGTTTGGTTTTTTTGTTCATCTCAAAAATAATAAAAGTGATGTTGAAATTATTAATTTACTTGAAAATTACGAAATTTATAAATTAGATATTAATCGAATGTATAGATATATTGAAAAGTATATTACAGAAAATGCATCGGGGACCGCTGATAAGGAAATAGAGGAAGAATATGACGATGTTGGTGATGATTGTTTTGAAGAAGAATAAATTATTTTGTCTATAAAATAAAATTACCGTCTTGTCGTATGTTATGTTTCTATATCAAACTCAAAATCTTCCATCAATCCGCCTACGTGTAAGTTAGGGGGTTTTATGGAATCATCTCTTAACATTTCTAATTTGTTATTTATAGATATGTTGTTATCTTGTAGAAAATCTAGTTTTTTTTTGTTTTGGATATTCTCATACACTTTACTTAATTCTACCGTTTCGTTTTCAGGATATCTTTCATCATTACCGCTAAATTTTATATTACTATAATATCCTTTGCTAAATATATTTTTTTGTTGTATAGGTAATGTATTTGTTTTCGCAATAAAACTGTTACCTGACAAATGGTTATAATTTATTCTATTATTATTTATTTTATTACTCGTTACAAATACATGTAAATAAAATAATATAACTATTGATAAAAATTTCATAAGTAAATGTAGTATGATGTTTTTATGTATATTATGTAAATAATATTTCTTTTACAAAAAATATAATTTACTGTGGGACGCGAATTTTACAAATTCTTTTCGGGTGTTGGTTGCTCTTCGGGTGTTGGTTGCTCTTCGGGTGTTGGTTGCTCTTCGGGTGTTGGTTGTTTTTTTTCCTTCATTTTCTCTTTGATTTTTTCTTGAATTAATTTTTTTATTTTATCTTCCAAATATTGAACTTTATCTTTCAACATTTGGTTTTCTATTGACAACTGTTGTATAATAATTGTCTGCTCATTGTTATTTTGGGCATTCGTTAACGGTTGTAATTTATTCATAGAGTCTTGGTATTTTTTATATTCTTCCATTTTTTGATTGATCATTTTCTCTCTCTCATCTTTTCGTTCTTTAATTTGTTTTATCACGTCTCGTTTGTGCTCTGGTTTACCTGGTTCATAAGATTCTAATAAACTATCTATATCTTCCATAAAAAAATTTAGTATATCCGGTTCTTTTATCATATCAGCAGGAGTTACCGAGGATACATTTATAAACCTACTTTGTCCTTGTGCTAACAAATCTTTTTTATTTACTGAATTATGATTATGCGAAAATACTAATATAGCTTTTAATGGATCCAATTGAACAAACGGTATGGTATACTCCTTTAAAAAATGCTTCTCTTCGGCGATACAAGACGTCTCATCGTATCTCGTTTTACTCAATAATTCTCTTTTAAATGCAAATGTTGCAGCGGTCGCATGATTTGGACCATACGGACCGAATTTAAACATCTTATTTATGTCATCTTTAAAATAAATGAACATTTCACTTGAGCCAGCACATAATGCTTTGGGCGAAGTGATTAATTTTTCTACTGCATGACTAATTCTTTCTGGCGGATAATAATCATCATCATCCATATAAACAATGATTTCGCCCTTTGATTTATCATTCAAGAAGTTCCTTTTTTTACCTAAAGTCATCTTTTCATCAAATTTAAAATATTTTATTTGTGGGATATGAGACACCATGTCTTCAATTTTGTCCGTTCCATCGTCTACAATAAGCCATTCGATTTTATCCTTGGGGTATGTTTGGTGTTCAAAACATTTAAGCATCATTGGAATAAATGGTCTTCGGTTAAAGGTTGGTGTACATATACTTACAAAGGGTGTCTTTTTTAGCTTTTGTTTATTCTTTCCCATTATTATATTTAATAGATATAATAATAATATTTAAGTTGTATTTCTTAGGCATTTATTTCTTAGACAATATATTACTTACTTGCGTTGCAAATGCTTACCAATATGTTTCAATTCTTTTGTAATATTGCCACCGCCAGATTGTTTTCCAAACAACATATTATATAATGCTCCATGTTTGTTCTTTACCGTTTCGTTATAACTGCATGTTTTCTTGGCTTGATTATAACTAACCATATTTGATAAATGTTCCTTGTTTATAGGTTTAAATATGTCAATGGTTATTATACCAAAATATATAAGCGCAAGTGTTACAATTGAAATTACCCCAGGAATTGTACCTAAATTTGTAAATGCACTTACAATGACGAAAAAATTAAAAATACTAATAATAGGTATTTTATAATATTTAAATACGTCTTGTATTATAGAGGCAGAAGTAATATTGTTACCATTTAAATATGACTCATAAGAAATAGATGAACATAAACAATAGAGAATTGATAATATGGATAATACGGAAAGCAATGGTATTGAGAAAAAGAATAATATTACAAATAAAATCAGCAAACCTATTGCACATGCATAATTAAACGGTGACCCCAAAGTAACATCTTCCCATTTTGGTTTTCCAGTGCCAGAATCATTCGCGTTGGTCTTAAAGAACCACCCCATGTTTGCAAACCATAAATAAAGTAAATAGATATGGTCGACCATGAAGATAAACATAGATACGAAAAATAATATAGCGGGGCCGAATATAACCAATAAAACTTCTGGTAAACTATTCAACATATTTAAAATCGTGGTAAATGAGCTATAATTAAATTGGATGATGGACTCTGTAATTGAAATAAAATAATTCGCTAAAAAGTTTGAACCTGCTTCGTTTTTATATTCATAAAACATATCTAGAATTTTGTTTGAAGTGTTATATTCGTTGTGGGGGAATTTCAGTTTCATTGACATTTGAGGTTTGGTAAACATGGTGGTAAAAATATTTGTTTCTATCGGTTGAATATTTGGTTTTGTATCTGTATAAGGAGAGCAATGAATAGTTGTAGGTAATATATTCGATTGCGCTAATTTACAACCATATAAGATTAAACCACTGCATGAGAAATAAATGATAAACATAATAAATAAAATAAATATATTCCTTACAAAACTTCCAATATTAGAATAATAACTACCTTTTGTTCTGGAATTAGAATCTTTTTTTTTTTCATCG